GTCCGCATATGACTGTGCCGAAGACTGGGCCATATCAGCCTTTGCTTGAGCACCCGTTTGAGTCTCAAGTTGAGATGTGTCGGTAATGCCATGAACACTTGTTGTTGCTCCGGTGTGCGTACTTACCAAGGACGAGTCGGCTTTATTGCCGATTTGTGTTGCCACTGTTGTTGCAAAGTTGGGGTCATCTCCCAGAGCAGCAGCGAGTTCATTGAGAGTGTCTAATGTTGAAGGAGATGCGTCTACTAGGTCAGACACTTCTCTTCTTACAAAAGCCGTAGTTGCAAGTTGAGTTGTATCGGTCCCCGCAGTAGCGGTAGGTGCTGTAGGAACCCCAGTAAACGTAGGACCGGCAAGGTTTGCTTTCAGGTCAATAGCAGCATCAATCTGAGGGTGAGTGTAGGTATCTGCAACACTAAAAACAGCATAAGACACAGCAGAAAGAATATCACCAGCACTTGCTGCAGATACCAAAACAATGCTTGTTCCATTTGTGGCTGTATAATCAGTTGAATTGACTAGAAGTACTCCATTAAGGAATACCTGCAAGAAATTTTGGGTGTATGCCAAGTTGAGTGAATTATTGTCTAATCCTAAAAAAGTTGTTTGAGCGGCAGTAGCAGTATATTCATAAGTTAAAAAATTAACCTCTGTTCCGTCTATCACCCCAGCCATTGGTATCCATTCAGACCCAGTATATACATAAGAGGAAAGATCATCAGAATCTGTCCACATTTGACCAGAAACAGGAGAAGTTGGAGGGGAAGGTTGAAAGCTTGTAATGGCATTAGGGGTTACTACTAAAGAAGATATGCTTTCCCATTCTGTTCCACTCCATACCCTGGCATTTCTACTTGTCATATCTTCATTATATCAGGTTCAGATGTGTTTACAGTCATACCGCTCATGGAAGCAACCTTGCTATTCGTGACCTCATGATATTATTTATACTGGTGAAGGCACCACCCACAAGTATCTTGCCGTCCGGCTGGACGGCAATGGTGTTTATGGGTGAGTTGTTTGGACCGGTACCGATATCGGTAGTGAACGCAGTATCCCTTGTACCGTCAGCGTTAAGTCTGACGATACGGTTCGCGGCGACACCATTGAACGTGATGAAGATACCACCCACAAGTATCTTGCCGTCCGACTGGACGGCAATGGTGTTGACACTATCGTTTGCACCGGTACCAGTAGTGAACGCAGTATCCCTTGTACCGTCAGCGTTAAGTCTGACGATATATTTCACGGTGACACCGTTGAACGTGGTGAAACTCCCACCCACAAGTATCTTGCCGTCCGACTGGACGGCAATGGTGTTGACATTGGCGTTTATACCTGAACCAGCAGTGAACGCAGTATCCCTTGTACCGTCAGTGTTAAGGCGAAGAATACCGGCGCTGACGGCGACACCGTTGAGTTGGTTGAAACCCCCACCCAAAAGTATCTTACCGTCCGACTGGACGGCAATAGTGTTGACAATGTTGTTTAAACCGTAACCCATGTTAGTCATAAACGCAGTATCCCTTGTACCGTTATCGTTAAGTCTGGCGAGGTACTTCGCGGTACCACTGAGATCGGTGAAGGTACCACCCACAAGTATCTTGCCGTCCGGCTGGACGACAATAGTGTTGACAATGTTGTTTGCACCGTTACCAGTATTGGTGGTGAAATCAGTATCCCTTGTACCATCAGAATTAAGCCGAACAATACGGCGCGCGGTGGCACCGTTGAACGTGGTGAAACTCCCACCCAAAAGTATCTTGCCGTCCGGCTGGATGGCAATAGTGTGGACAGTGTTGCCTGCACCGGTACCAGTAGTGAACGCAGTATCCCTTGTACCGTCAGCGTTAAGTCGAACAATACGGCTGGCAGTGACACCATTGAACGTGGTGAAGTCTCCACCCACAAGTATCTTGCCGTCCGGCTGGATGGCAAAAGTTCTGACAATATTGTCTGCTGCTTCTGACAAAACAAACGCGGAAGTATCTCTAGTTCCGTTAGTATTCAAACGAACAATACGGCGAACGGTGACACCGTTGAACGTGGTGAAACCCCCACCCAAAAGTATCTTACCGTCCGACTGGACGGCAATAGTGTTGACATGGTTGTCTGCACCGGTACCAGTATTGGTGGTGAAAGCAGTGTCTCTGGTGCCGTCAGCATTGAGCCTGACGATACGGTTCACGGTAACACCTGATGGGAACGCGGGGAAAGTCCCACCCACAAGTATCTTGCCGTCAGATTGGACGGCAATGGTGTTGACATTGCCGGTTGGACCGGTGGAATATGAATATGTAGGAAAAGTAGCATCCCCTGTACCGTCAGAATTAATTCTGAAGATACTCCTCGTCGTAACACCATTGACTGTTTCGAAATTCCCACCCAAAAGTATATTGCCGTCCGGCTGGATGGCAATAGTGAGGACACCTTCCCATTGTGTGCCGGTTATACCGGTACCATTATTGGTGAACGCAGTATCCCTTGTACCGTCAGCGTTAATTCGAACAATACGGCTGGCAGTGACACCATTGAACGTGGAGAAGAATCCACCCACAAGTATCTTGCCGTCCGGCTGGACGACAATGGTTTCGACACCGCCCTGGAAACCGGTACCCATGTTAGTAGTAAACGCAGTATCCCTTGTACCGTCAGCGTTAAGTCTGACGAGAGAGCGGGTCGGATGTATATTATTGAATATGGAGAAGTCTCCACCCACAAGTATCTTGCCGTCCGGCTGGACGACAATGGTTTTGACCTGGCCGGCGTTGTTGAGGAGGGTTACACCGGTACCCGTGTTAGTAGTAAAAGCAGTATCCCTAGTGCCGTCAGCATTAAGCCGAACAATACGATTCACGGTGACACCATTGAACGTGGTGAAACTCCCACCCACAAGTATCTTGCCGTCCGACTGGACGGCAATGGTGTTGACATGGCTGTTTGCACCGGTACCAGTATTGGTGGTGAAAGCAGTGTCCATAGTGCCATCAGAATTAAGCCGAACAATACGGCTAGCGGTACCATTGAACTGGGTGAAACTCCCACCCACAAGTATCTTGCCGTCCGGCTGGACGGAAATGATGAGGACATTTTGGTCAGAAAGGCTTGATGTATCAAAGGTAGTAAAAGAATAATCATTGTTATTCATAATGAGATTGTAAAAAGATTTCCACCCACCAGCGGCTCGAACCGAAGCTGAAGAAACCTGCTTCCACACCCCACCGACTTTCACAGAAGGCAATGAATCCTTCCAAATACCAGCAACTTTAACTCTCATTGCACATAAACCAACCAAATATCCCCATCATAACCCCCAGTAGGTGCAGCGGTAGACATCGTAATCTGACGGACACCATTAGAACCCGCAGCAGTCGGAGACTCAACATTGGTAGTGCCAGTAAATGTCGGTGACGCAAGGCTTGCCGTCAGGGCTACCGCAGCAGTAACAAAATCGGTAGTAGCAAGTTGAGATGTGTCGGTAATGCCATGAACACTTGTTGTTGCTTCGGTGTGCGAACTTACCAAGGAAGAGTCGGCCTTATTGCCGATTTGTGTTGCCACTGTTGTTGCAAAGTTGGGGTCATCTCCCAGAGCAGCAGCGAGTTCATTGAGAGTGTCTAATGTTGAAGGAGATGCGTCAACAAGAGCAGCCACTGCACTGGATGCCGCACTGTCTGCGTACAACATGGTCGCAATAAGAGACGTGTCAGAGATGCCGTGAACGGAAGTGGTATCAGAGTTATGTGTTGATAACGCAGATGATGCCGAAGACTGGGCGGCGGCGGCAGCGCCAGCGATGTCATAGTCGGAAGCGAGGCCGTCCGCATATGACTGTGCCGAAGACTGGGCGGCGGCGGCAGCGCCAGCGATGTCATAGTCGGAAGCGAGGCCGTCCGCATATGACTGTGCCGAAGACTGGGC